AAAGCCAGGGCAACGGCTCGAGGAGAGCCATATGTATCTGTATTAGATACTAAAATTAATCCAGAAAATGTGCGTAATGGCTTTTTTGAGCTTGACTGGAACGAGCTTTTTATAGTACAATTAAAACAAGCAGGATACGGATTTGACGGTGATCCAGATGAAGAAATTGTAGATCGTTGGTTCAGAGATTTGGCGGGCAATATGTTAGCCGAAGCGGGGCAAGATCCTGGTAGATCAAGCGCAGGTTTTATTAATGTAAGCAAATTAGGTGGCGGAAAGGCCGAAGTTAAATGACATATATTATAGTTGATACAGCTAACACATTCTTTCGTGCTAGACACGTTGTACAAGGTAATGCTGATATTAAACTTGGCATGGCTTTTCATATTACACTTAACAGTATTAAGAAAGCATGGAACGACTTCGGCGGTAGTCATGTAGTGTTCTGCCTCGAAGGTCGCTCGTGGCGTAAGGACTATTATAAGCCTTACAAAGCCAACAGGCAAGAAACTCGTAGTGCTATGACTGTAAAAGAACAAGAAGAAGATAAATTGTTCTGGGAAGCATTTGATCAGTTCAAGGACTTTATTACAGAGAAGACTAATGCTACTGTGATGCAACATCCTAATCTAGAAGCAGACGATTTGATTGCAGGTTGGATTCAAGCACATCCAGGTTCTAAACACGTTATTATTAGCACAGACGGAGATTTTGCACAACTTGTAAGCCCCACAGTTAGCCAATATAATGGCGTGGGCGATTTGCATATTACACACGAAGGTATATTTGATGCTAAAGGTAAACCCGTTAAAGACAAAAAGACTGGCGAGCCTAAGCCTGCACAAGACCCCGAATGGATGCTGTTCGAAAAATGTATGCGTGGCGACACAAGTGACAATGTGTTTTCGGCTTATCCAGGTGTACGAACAAAAGGTTCAAAGAACAAAGTTGGTCTCATGGAGGCGTTTGCCGATCGCAACGCTAAAGGATATTCTTGGAACAATCTCATGTTGCAACGTTGGTCCGACCACAATGGTGTCGAACACAGAGTATTAGAAGATTACCAACGTAATGTACAACTATGTGACCTAACAGCTCAACCTGCAGATGTTAAAGCAAAAATTGTAGAAACAATTGCAGCTAATGCTGTTCCCAAAGAAGTTAGCCAAGTTGGTATCCGTATGTTAAAGTTTTGCAACGCATGGGATATGAAAAAAATTGCAGATAATATTCAGCAATATGCAGAACCGTTTCAGGCAAAATATCAAGGAGTATAGCATGGCTGTTTATCTAATCAAACCTCTTGAAAAGAAAAGTGTTGTTTATCATGTAGAAATGTTTCGTGAAAATACGGACGGTTCTATTAGTTGGGTTAATATTGACGAGACATATCGATGGGGTCAAGGATTTATTGAATCAGATATGGATTGCAATCTTCCTTACAAAGACAGCGATCTTGCCTATTGTGATCCTAACGCAGGTTGGGGCGCTGAACTAGACGATAGCTGTGCTTGTTGGTTCGAATATAGTGATGACTTTACAGACGAACAAAAAGAAGCATTTGAATCTTCATACCACGAAGGCGGTGCGGCTTGGTTATTTGATGGAGAACATGATTGGCAAGAAGAAGATTCTGCTATTCATGTGCTTGCGCCTTTCCAAGTTAGCTTATGCGAAGATGACGGTACAGTTATTGAAGAAAATGTAAAATTAGCAGAACGTCCAACAAGTGCAGAAATTAAAGAATCCTTAGCACAGTGGCCGTTTAACATCGAAACCAAGGGATAAATACGTATATTATTCCAACGCTTTCGAGGTAGAATAATATCAAGGAGAAAAATATGACAGAAATATACGCCAAGCCTATTGTGGATGGTAAGTTTTGGATTGTAGAACAAGACGGTTCTAAAGTTGCAACACTACACAAGAAAGAAAATAACAAGTTCATCTTAAGCAGTACCAAAGGTGAAGTTATGTTTAATAAGAAACAAGACCTTACCAAACAATTTGGAGAAGGCTTCTTTTTAACAAGTAAAAAGATCAAAGTTACCCAGGCAGAAATTACAGATTGCCACGGTTTTCCCACTAGCGTATCACCGTATAATAGTATGTACGATGTAAGACGTAAACTACCGTTATTCACCAAAAGCAATGCTAGTAAGAGTCTGTATTGTGCGGGTTATTATACCATTAAATTCAACAAAGGATGGGTTAAATCATTCTGCCCCAAGGTCATTACACTAGAACGTAATGAATACAAAGGCCCGTTTAAAACTGAGTTTGAAATGAAACAGGTATTGTCCAATGTCAAATCAGATTAATCTAACACCAATTACACAATTTGCACAAGTGTTACGTGCTGCCGAATTGACGCAAAGTAAAGAAATTAAAATGCCTATTCAGCAAGCACGGCTACTGAATCTTGCGTTATTAGAGATACAAGACAAACTGTTGCAAGATTATACGGCATTGTTTTTAGAGCTACGAAATAGCTCGGAAACAGAGGTTATTACTGTTAGTATGGATGGTGGTGGTTTTAAGGACAAATAGAGATAAATATATGCGTATATATCTAGGGATGCGCAATGAGTCGACCAAAACCACAAGTACTGCTCGAGTACATAAACAGGAAAAATTATAAGGCAGAACAAGTTCTGGAAGCAGATGCAATTTGGGCTGTCTTTTATAAAAATAAACCTTTTAACTTGAAGAGTTTTAACAGTCTCACGAGTTATCCTGGCCCAAAATACAAAAAAGTATCATTCAGCAACCCTGGACATGCAATTAATTTGGCCAAAAAGTTAAATTTAACATACGGTACAGAAGATTTCCAAGTAGTTAAATTGACGCAAGGAACTGTTGTAAAATGATAACTCGAGATGCATTAACCAAAATATTTTTACAGCAATGGGGTAAAAGTATTGATGATGCTAATCTCAAACTATTTTCTCGTAAGTGGTGGCAAAGTACCCGAATTGGAAAAGAAACCGCGTTCCGGCTCAGCGATGATGGGTATGAATTTTTAGTAAAAGAATTGGATTTGAGAGAGTATGAGATTCCATTCACCGAACCCATCGAACTAAGCCCGCAGACAATCATCTTTTTGGAAAGATATGTAGACTGCCCATACTATCTTACCAATATGTCAATTACTGTATTTTCCGAAAGGAAGAGTTTTGAGCTAATGTTGTTTTCGGACGACATTAGAAAATTTGGGCTCATCAAAGCCATGAATGAGCGTGAAAAAGAATTAGCCAAAACAGACTAATTAGATAAAATTGTTGTTGACGTGAATGCTGATAGGCGTTATAATACATACATAAACAACGTTATTCGTAACAACAATTTTTAACTAAGATAGGAAACAAAATGGCAGAAATTTCCAGCCGCACAGTAGGCCCAAACGGTGCTAAAAAGTCTTTGCGTAAAGCATTCAAGAATCAGCGTCCAATCTTTATCTGGGGTCCCCCAGGGATTGGCAAGTCCGACATTATTAAACAGTTGGGCGAAGAATTAGAAGCTCATGTTATCGATGTACGCTTGAGCTTGTGGGAACCTACTGACATCAAAGGTATTCCTTACTTTGATTCCAATATCAATAAAATGGTTTGGGCACCTCCTAGCGAATTGCCCGATGAAGAGTTTGCCAAAAAACACAAAAAGATTGTGCTGTTCTTGGACGAAATGAACAGTGCGGCTCCTAGCGTACAGGCCGCGGCCTATCAGTTGATCTTGAATCGTCGTGTTGGCACTTATAAGTTGCCCGACAATGTTGTACTAGTTGCAGCAGGTAACCGTGAAACTGACAAGGGTGTTACATTCCGTATGCCTGCTCCGTTGGCTAACCGTTTTGTTCACTTGGAAATGCAAGTTAATTGGGACGACTACTTTGAGTGGGCGGCCGAAAACAAAGTTCATAAGGATGTTGTTGGCTTCTTGAGTTTTTCTAAAAAGGACTTGTACGACTTTGATCCAAAGTCCAGCTCACGTTCTTTTGCTACGCCACGTAGCTGGAGCTTTGTTAGTGAACTGTTGCACGACGATGATTGTGATAACGAAACATTGACTGATTTGGTTAGTGGTTCGGTTGGTGAAGGATTGGCTATCAAGTTTATGGCACACCGTAAACATTCCAGCAAAATGCCTAACCCCACAGACATTTTGAATGGCAAGGTTAAGAAAATGGAGTCAAAAGAAATTTCGGCCATGTACTCCTTGACTGTGTCTCTGTGTTACGAATTGAAAGATGCTTGCGACAAGAAGGCCAAGAATTGGAACGATCAAGTCAACAACTTCTTCCAGTTTATTATGGATAACTTTGAAACAGAATTGGTTATCATGGGAACTAAGTTGGCATTGAGCACTTACAAATTGCCGTTGGATCCAGATGAGATCGAATGTTTTGACAAATTCCATGCTAAGTTTGGCAAGTACATTGCGGCAGCAACTGACAAGAACTAATTTGGTTTAGCACTATTTGACACCACCTTCGGGTGGTGTTATAATATATACATACAGCAAACATCAGGAGCAAATATGTCACACGTAGATCCAATTATCGACAAAATTATTATAGCCCGTGTGGGTCTATTACTTCGCCATCCGTTTTTTGGCAACATGGCTACACGTTTGAAAATTGAAGAAGGTTCAGAATGGATGGGCACCGCCGCAACAGACGGAAGAACTATCTATTTTAATCGTAAGTTTTTTGAACCTCTTACAGTTAAGCAAGTGGAATTTGTTATTGCACACGAAATTCTTCATAATGTGTTTGATCACATGGGACGTCGTGAAGGCCGCAATCCACGCATCTTTAACATTGCCGCTGACTATTGTGTAAATGGTCAGTTGGTACGTGACCGTATTGGCGAACACAACATTGAAGGCATTAAGATCTTCCATGATCCCAAATACTACGGCATGGGTGCAGAAGAAGTTTACGACAAGATCTTTGACGAGATGGACGAAGATGAACTGAACGCATTGGGTCAATTACTGGACGACCATATTGACTGGGGTGATAAAGATGCAAACGGAAACAAACCCAGTTATTCAAAAGAAGAATTGAAGCAAATACGTGACGAGATCCGTGAAGCCACAATGCAAGCAGCACAGGCTGCGGGTGCGGGAAATACACCGGCTAACGTACAAAGAATGATCAAAGATCTTACAGAGCCCAAGATGAACTGGCGTGAAATTTTGCGTCAACAAATTCAAAGTACTATTAAAAACGATTACAGTTTTATGCGTCCTAACCGTAAGGGTTGGCACATGAGTGCAATTTTGCCTGGTACACAATTTGAAGACACCATTGATATTTGTATTGCAATTGACATGAGCGGTTCGATTGGGGAAGATCAAGCAAAAGATTTCTTGTCAGAGATCAAAGGTATCATGCAAGAGTACAAAGATTTTAAAATTAAACTATGGTGTTTTGATACTCGAGTGTACAATGAAGCTAGTTATGACGGATACAACATTGACGAGTTTGACTACTACGAACCCGTGGGCGGTGGTGGAACTGAATTTGATGCCAACTGGGATTACATGAAGGAGAATGATATTCAGCCTAAGAAGTTTATCATGTTCACAGACGGTTATCCTTGGGGTAGCTGGGGCGATGAAAACTATACCGATACAGTATTCATTATTCATGGCAACAATTCAATTGTTCCTCCGTTCGGCGAGTACGCATATTACGAAGAAGTTAAGGAACACGCTTAATGGCAATCAAGAATGGTAAACCTAACCCTTTAAATTATTTCAATTTACGTAGGGTTGGGTTTGCCTGCCCGCATTTTAAATACTCAATTATTGACAAATATACACCAACTTTAGTTAAATCTCTAGATTCATGGGTACGTAAAAATCTAAATAATAGATATTATATAGGGCAAGATATTAGCCTAGACAGTACCAACACAATTGTATATGTAACACGCATAGGTTTTGAAAGTGAAAAAGAACTAAGTTTTTTCACAATTGCCTGTCCGCTATTACAAACGAGATAATTAAATTTATAGCCATTACCCTTAAGGAGATTACAATGACTGATGCACAAACTCAACAACCAGCCGACGCTGCACAAAGCAATGATCTTACGATCAACGACCTAAATGCCATGAAAGTCATTATTGACATTGCTAGCTCACGTGGCGCATTTAAACCAAACGAAATGGTTGCAGTTGGACAAACATATACCAAACTTACAACATTCCTAGACTCTGTTACAGCACAACAAGCAGCACAACAAGGAGCAGCACCTGCCGCTCAAAATAATTCACAAGCTGTAGCTAATGCTGTAGCAGGAGCTTAATATGGCGCAAGAACTCAAACACGTAGGCCGTGTTGCTGCTACTAATAAAAAATGTCTAGTAGCATATCGCACATTGCCCGGCGAAGCATATAGTTGTCTAATTGTACCAACAGAAAATTTACCAGATATCTATCATGACGCTGTGATTAATCTAGTTGAAAGTAATACTGGTCAAGAATCACACGAACTTGCCGATGCATTAGATCGAACACAATTTCCCGATGGATCGAGAATGTTGCCTTGGCTACATGCAAATAATCGATTGATTAAGGCTCCAACCGCAGCAATTGAAATGACTCCTGCACCTGGAGTAGGAATTTTGTTAAGCGAACTTAATCAAATTATTGCAGAGCAAATGGGAGTTGCTGTTGACGATTTAGCTATCCACGAAGGAATCAACGATGCTAAAAAACCAACAGTTGCACCTGTTAAAGAACTTGCACCAACAGCTAAAGTTGTAGAAAAAACAGTTGCTCCTGATGCATCTCTTACGCCCGACCAACAGGCTAAAGAATATAGAAGCCTAGCTGATAAACTTGCAAAAGAAGCTGCACAATACAGACGTCTAGCAGAAGATCTGGTTCCGACTAAAAAGAAAGAAAAGTGACGCATTCTGGGAAGAATCTTCCCAGGGACGTTATTGATCGGTGGCCAGAAGTTTTTGCTGATGTCCAATTGAATGTATTACCTATAAAGTATTTGCATACAGTGCTGATCACTTTTAAAGACGGCAAGACCTGGGAAATTAAAATAACAGCTAAAGCCAAACGAGATGGGTGGCCTGTGTTCGAACGCAATTTTAATGAGCTATGCAAAAACTACGAAGAAACCATAGATAACATTGATTTTAAATTAGACACCGAAAAAGTTCGAATTGATATTGAACGCAGCACCCAAAAATTCCTTAAGAAAAAGAAATTATAAATAATGAATGTTCAGCTCTTATCCTATTCACA